CACTTAAAGTCCCTGTTCCCGTATTATTGTTTGTGTAACTAATGTCTTCAGTACCAATTCTAATTTCTCCGGATGCAGGAAACGCTGTTGAGTTTGCTACAACAATAGTTGTTGTAGTAGTATCTGTTAAAGCTGTAGATAATGTAGTAGTTGCAATACCAGAAGCTGTTCCCCCAAAATTTGCTGTACCCCAACCAAATCCCCCTAACTGTTGTGATGGACCAATATTATAAAAAGGATTACCAGTAGCATCACCACTAAGAGACAAAGGAGTCCCGGTCTCATTAGCAGCCATCGTAAGTGTAATTGTCGTAGACGTGGGGACTGAAACAGCCATAAATTTTTTATCTTCAAAAGTTGCATTAGTAAAAGTAGAGCCTGATAAACCGGTAACACCAGTAAATAAAATAACATCATCTTCTACCATTCCGTGCGCAGACGGAAAAGTAACTGTAACTGTGGGTGAACTTGAAGTGCTTGTAAATTCAACACCTGATATACTTACTCTTATTGGAGTAATATCATAAAAAGCACCTCCTGAATAAATATATAAAAGTCTGTTGGTTCCAATAGCTGCGTATTTAACGCCAGCATTGTTGTCAAAATGGTGAAGTGCTCTTCCTGCACCTGTCATCTTATCCTCACCTAATTGATCCCAACCACCTATTTTTTCTGGAGTACCATATCTAAAACGTACGTTATCTCCATCAAACCACTGACCTTCAGCGCCTGTTTCGGTAACTTGTTTATTGAATCCTGGTGCAAATCCTAATTTTTGTAGCATAATATAACACTATATATGGAGATCTGTTTAAAATCTAGTTGTAATTTCTTTAAAAAGCTTTGTAAACTATATTCAATACTAATCTAAAACCCTCATCAGTGCAGGTTGTTCCTGAATGAAACGTTGCACTTGGAAATGTAATCAAAGTATTTGCCTCTGATTTTATGTTTTTATCTTTAAATCTTGTATAACCATTGTTTGTATTAAGATATAGGATAGAAGTTAATGCGTCAGAAGACTCGCTGTCTTTATGATAATCATGCTCTACTATCTCATTGGTCTTTGTTAATAGGTTTAATTTAACTCTCATTAATTTTTTAATATCTAATCTATCTAAAATTGGTTTAATAATAGGAAAATGAGGACTTGAAGGTCTATCGTTTTTATAGAATATGTGTACAAATTGTTTTTGGGTATCGCGTTCATCATACACTCCCTGAATAAACCATTCAAATAAATTACCCAATACTATCTTATTTAATTCCACTATTTCCCCCCTTGGTAAAAAACTTCTTTTTATATCTATCATGACACATACCCCTCAAAAGAAGAGTTAAATACTATCACACTTTTACGTTTGTTAGAATTATTAATTGGTGACCTGTGGTAAAGATGTGATGAAAAAGTAAGAATATCTCCTTCTTTTATATTTACTTTAGATCCATCTTCAAATTCTGTTGCTATCTTAGGGTCAGGTAGTTCTAAAAAGTATACACTAGAAAACTGGCAACTTGAATGATTGTGCCAACCTTGAAATTTTTGTTTACGATACTGTTGGTACCAAGCTCTGTGTATAATGTAGTATTGACTTTTTAAAGAAGCAGCCATGTCCAGTAAAAATTTTTCTAAGTGAGGAAACAAGTAGTCCCAATATTCTCTGGCATCATTTGGTTTTAAATAGAAATCTGTTTTGGTCAAAGACTCTGTATGATCTTTAATAGATACATCTGGCATCTTTTTAATTAAGTTTAAGACTTTCTTTTTATGCAGTAAGTGATCTTTAAAAGACCTTACGTCTATCATTCTATTACACCCTTAGAAAGGGTCAGATCAGTTGTAAAATTAGCGGCTACAGAAATTCTTTCACCATTGCTTTTAAAAGGAATAACATAATGCAGTAGATTAAAAGGAAATATAAATAAGTCTCCAGGTTTTGGTAAGTGTGCGTGTTCTGTTATGTTGTGCATTCTCTGTTCTCCATATCTAAAGATGATAGCACCAGGTCCTGAAGACGATCCTAGGTAGTCTTTATTTTCTTTTAAAAGATTTGGAGGATTATCTAAATATAAAACACTAGTAAAATGACAGCTACTATGTGTATGTGGAGGATTAGATTCTCCGGCTACCATATAATTAACCCATGCAGAGTTACATGTTAAAGGTCCAAGAGTATTATTGTGAAATTTTTCATAACCATGTTTATAGCAATCTAAATATTCTTTTATAATTTTTTGATATTCTTTTCTATTAATAGAATACTCGTGTTCAATAACCCCAGCTAATTTTTTTCTAAAATCACGTTTCTTTGATTTAACACATAATTTTTTTATAGCAGCTACCTCTTCATTAGTTATTTTAGTTTGCATTAAAAAGGGTCCAAAGAATGGGTGATAGTATTCAATCATTTAAAAACAGTATTGGTTGCTATAATCCATCTAGGTTTATCATTTTTAATTTCTTTTGGTCTATGACCTAATTGAGATGGCCATATGTACCAATGGTCTAGTACAGGTACAGTTTCAGTTTTAAAAAAATCATTCATAAACTCTGTCCCATGATTTGTTTCAGTCAGATAACAAATTCCTGATACTTGTATTTTAGATTCATGTTCTTCTTGAAAATGATTGTGCCATACTGCTGGATTCTGTGTCCCAGGTTTGACATACAAAGCCCATGACAGTGTTTGATCTACTTTATTATTTGGAAATATTGATTTTAAAATTTTGTAATAACTTTGATTTAGTTTAATAATTTCAGAATGAGGTATATCTAAAGCATTAGAAGCAGACTGCTCTTTAGGATGTGGACAATTAGGGTATTTGTTACAGCACTTACAACCGTCTAAATATTCTTTAAAAGCAGCTATTAATTTTTTATTGTCCAATTTATCAAATTTATAAACTCTTATCGGTATGTCAGCAAAATTTATCATATCTTAAATGGTATAAAATGGTTTCCTTGTAATTTAGATTCAATTGATTCTATTGGTATAATATCAAAAGCAATTGTAATTCTATGTCGTTTAGTTTCTTTCCACGGTGAACTTCTATGCTTGTCTCCATCACTTTTTCCAAATACAATTAAACCTTCTTCGCTATCTATTTTAATTATTTTTTTTACTTCAGGTATTTTATATTCAGTGTAACTTTTACCTACCTGTACACAATAAAAACCATGCCAAACTTTTAACTTAGATGACCAATGATCATGCCAATCTATTTTCTGACCTTTTCTAAAAACATTTAACCAACTTTTTATATAGTATGTTTTGTTTTCTAAATAAGGACAAATTATGTTTTGTAGTTTATAGTATAACTTGTTGATTTCTTTAGCTGGAAAAGTTAACATATTATATTCATGGTGATGAGCAGTAGATAATGTGCCATAAAATTTTTTATCGATAACAGGAAGAGTTGTTAATAATTTTTTTTCTATATCTAAACAGTCTTTAACTAAAACTTCATTATCTATAGTGTTTATTTTTTTACTAAATAAATAATTATCAACATGTGTAATCATTAACAGTAACTTTTTCTTTTAAACCATGCAGGTAAACCAGGGTGGGGTCTTGTATCATATAAATTATTTTCAGATCCTTTTGTATCTCCACTATTATAATGTAGGAAAACCTGTGCACATTTATCTCCTTTAAAAGGGTCTCTCCAATGCTCTAGTTCTTCTCCTTTATATAACAACATGTCTCCAGGATTTAGGTTTACTTTAATTCCTTTTAATCCATCTCTACCGGAGGGTTCTAAATAAATAGGCCATGGGTCCCCACCTAAATTTAATGTAGTGGATATCTCACAACTAAATCTGTCTTTATGTCTTTTTAAAACATCACCTTTTTTGTAAACTCTAATATAAGAATAGTTTTCAAAAAGATTCATTCCTGTTTTCTTTTCCATAAGTGGGTGTAATTTTAACAACAATGTCTCCATAGCTATATCTGAGTAGTGAGCGTAAGTATCAGGGACTTGTTGAATAACAGTTTCCCAAATTCCAAACGCTTCTTCAAAAGGAGATATGTATTTAGTTTTAAACATGGTAGCAGCCACGTCTCTTTTTAATAATATATAGTTATAGCAAAACTGTGCTAGTTCAGGACTAATAGCTTTTTTAATTATTTCGTATTTCTTTTTTTTAAAACTCATATTGTTGGTGCCGTCCCCTGTACTAAATCTTTATGTACTGCTTGAACATTCCAATGGATAAACCTAAAAGGTTCTTTACCTGGATCAACTGTAAAAGCGTGGGGTAGATAACTATTAAAGATCATTAAAGCACCTGGATTACATTGATGAGAAACTTGTATGTTAGACGAGTTTATGTCTTTATTTAATTTAATTGGTAGCCTTGCCATTGCAGCCGAAGGCCTTGGATCAAAGAAAACAGGTTGAGAAGTATTTTCAGATGACTTTAAAAAATAAAAACCTGATACATGACTATTAGGATGAACATGTGTATGTTGATGAGATCCACCATTTTTAGAAAATTCTTGTAACCAAAAATCTGTTACTACAGGGACATAATTTTCTAAATTATATTCTTGTCTTTTTAAAAAAAACCAACTTTGATTTACTACATAATCTAACAGAGTTTTAAAATTAGGATCTGCTTGCAATTCATCTGAGTGATGAATAAGTCCAAAATCTTTTGTCTGACGTATTAAAATTTTATTTTTTATTCTTGCATTCTTTATGTGGATATTAGATGCTTTATCTAATGACTTAACCCATTCAGGTTTATAATCTAGCCACACGGGTGATGCAAAATAACTTTCTTCTCTTATTCTAGTTTCTTTCATATTTTATATATACCTCATATATTATTTTTGTCTAGTGATAAGGTTTACCACAAGTCCAGGCCACTAGACTATACCTGACCCCTTGTGTAACTTTTTTTACTCTGTGCCACATAAAAGAAGGAAATACTATAATAGAACCTCTTGGAATTATTTCTTTACACTGTCCTGTTTCTACCACTTTTCCTGGTTCATTATTATTTTTTGCAAACTCTAGTTCACCACCCACATAATCTTTTGGATCGGATAGACTACATATTACAGAAAGTTTTCTTATTTTATTATGAATTTGTTTATCTTCTGGTGTATCGTAAGGTATGTCCCAAGAATCACAATGCCAACCATAGTATTGATTTAATCTGTATTTAGTAAATTGAAAAGACTCAGTAACATCAAATTGAAAGTTCCATCCTGCATTTTCATTAGCAAGTTTTACATAAGGTATTATTTCTTTATAGACCCACTCATCTTTTAACCAAGCAATGTTTGAATCTCTTTTCTTTTTTAAATCTTTAAGATCAGCACCTATTAAAGTTTCTTTATTTTTAAATTTACCTGTTATAGCCAGTAGTTCTTTTTGTGCATTACCGTGTTCAATAAGTTCATCACAAAATTTAGGAGATAATGCCCCGTTAAAATACCAATATATGTTTTTTAAATTCATTAATTAACAATGTGGTTCTATTTCTTTATAAGTAACTTTTAAAACTATTCTTTGTTTATCTGATTTATTTGGTAAAATATAGTATTCTAAATTAGAATTAAACATAACGTATTTATTACTTTCTATCGGCATTTCCCAATACAATCCTTTCTTACGATTATCATCATATTCGATTATCATCTGATTGTCATCACTTTCTATAAAATAAAACATGACAATATCTGGGCTGTCTTTTAAATTAGAATAATCTAAATGATGTCGTTTTATAGACCCTTCATTTTTACAATGAAGCATTAGATCAACAGATTTTCTATCTAAAGTCTTCTTTCTATTTAGTTGAAATTTTGCTTCTGCATAGTCTAATATCCATATAATATCCTGCATTAAAGGGATATTAATATCTTTAAATCTATTTAGTTTTCGTTCGTGTAGATCTTGAATATTCCAATTTACAAAATCATGTACGTTTTCAAAATCAACTTTAGATAATGATAAAGGCATTTTTCCATGTAGAATAAATTGTTTAGATAGCTCTATTTCTTTCATAAGAACTTAGTGGGTTATACTTCTTCCCTCCACATAACCTCTTTGTCCCATGATTGAGTTCCTTCATTCCAATGATAAAAATCATCTACACCATTAGTTTCGCTTGAAGGTTCTGGAATTGGTGCTTCCCAATCCATTGTAGTTTCGTTTATTGTCCAACTATTAAACACTACCCCATCATCGTTCTCGGGTCTAGGGAATATAAATGCATCTCTTACTGGATCATATGTAGCTCCAGGAACTGCATAATTATATCTTAACATCTTACTTTGATCAGAGGCAACTGATCCATCATTGCTTAAATATTTTCCTTTTCTTGTGTGGTATGAAGTTTGTTTCCAACTTTCCCAACCGTGTACGTTTTTTAAAAAATTAATACCAACTTCTTCGTTCTCTTCTCCATTTTTCATAAGGTGTTCATCCCCTACCGAGTGAACAGAAAGTACAACATTGTTTTCATCTAATTTTGCAAAGTGTGCCATAATATTATTGAAATTTGTATCTAATCGCTACAAATCCTGATCCTCCTAATCCCGGTGAACAACAACCTGCGCCAGTGTTTCCACCGCCACCGCCACCGCCAGAATTAGATGGAGAAGGGTTGCTTGTACTACCTCCGCCGCCATATCCTCCTGATCCTGGTGAGCCTGGAGAATAAGTTCCTCCTCCTCCACCACCAGAAAAATATCTGCTAGAACCTGATGGTCCTGGTGTTCCATAACTTGGTGCTGATGGTCCAAAGAATGCTGTTGCAATACCTGATCCATTTCCACCACTTCCTGCTGGTGTAGTAAATCCAGGTGCTCCGTTACTTCCTGAGCTATTCGCTCCGCCTCCGCCACCTGCTCCTGGCGAACATCCACCCGAAGAGTTTCCTCCTGGGTTTCCTTCTGGTGGAGAGAATCCACCTGCGTTTCCAGTTCCAGCACCTGATCCATTTCCATTATTTCCACCACCTGATCCTCCAGGTGTACCATGTCCTCCACCTCTTGTGGAAGTGATTGTACTAAAAATTGAAGGTGTAGCGTTTGAATATCTAGGTGAAGGAGATGATCCACCACCTGCACCAACTTGTACAGGATATGAAGTAAAAATTACTGGAAGGCCGCCTGTAGCTGGACTTGGATAGTTTGTTCTCCAGCCTCCGCCTCCTGCGCCTGCTCCACGGTATTTTCCACCGCCTGGACCTCCGCCTGCAATAACAAAATATTCTACTGAGTTTGATCCGTCAGCAGTTCCTTCGTTAGCAATAGCTAAAGTACCATCACCTGTATAAACGTGAATCTTAAAATTACCGTCTGTGATTGTAGTATTACCGCCAGCTGCTGATACGAAAGGTGTTACAGTTCTACCGCCAGCTCCAAAACCTAATACTCTATATCCAAAATTTGACATTACGTTCTCCTATTATGCGTCGTTAGGCAGATTAGTAGCAAAAAATAATTTGATTCCTAGTAGTTTAGCATCAGCTGAAAACGTGTCGCCACCAGCATTAGCATCTCTAGAAATATTAAAGAATACGTCTTCATCGGCTCCTGGAGAACCAGCAACAGTTACTGAAGAACTTTGAGCTGTAACGTTTAAGTCATTTGCTGTTCCACTATGTGCATCGGTGATGTCTATTCCTGTTCCAAAAACAGCATTTATAGTATCATCATTTGCTATTGCCACACCTTTTAAATTCCAAATACAGTTACCTGTATTTGTTGAGTTAGCTGTCCAGAAAACTTGATACATTATAAGTTGTGATGGATCCCAAGCTTTAGGGAATGCAACAGAAAATTGTGCATTCTCATCAGAAGAAGGATCGAAATCTAATGTTTTAAGTTCTGGTCGACCAGCTGTTAATTCTGTTTGTTCTATATCAGCACATCCATTTGAGCTAGTTGCATACATCGCTGTAGCAGGAACCCATATAGTTTGTTTACCAGCAACCAACATTGCTACTCCATTTGATTGAACGACCCCAGTTCCTTTTGCAACTAAATTTAAATCTATATTTGTGTCACCACCTGTTGCAGATATCTTAGGATCTCCTGAAGCTGCTGCATTTGTTACAGTGATTTCATTAATCGCTGAACCTGTAGCAGTAAATAAAATAGACTCGTTTCCGTTTGTATCAAATAAACCAGTATTGATTTTTGCTGATGTTAAAGTTTTGTTTGTTAAAGTTTGTGTTCCAGTAAGAGTTACATCACCCACTGTAGTTGAGAACCCTGTATCATAAACACCAGTGTTTGTTGCAACACCGTCAATGT